GGACTCGAACATCCAGTGGATGGCAGAGGCAGAAGCGACATCCTCCCACTGCTCGACACACTTCAAGCGATGAACGAATCGCTCACCGACGCTCACGAGTTGATTCAATGGAATCTCTGGCCAATCATCTGGACAGACGCAATCGACGCCGAAATCCCGTATTCACCCCGAACTATCGTCAACGTCGGAGACAACGCTCGCGGCGATGCCGCGAAACTTCAACGACTCGAATGGTCGGGAAATCAGTCCGGCGCTTGGCGTGAAGTGTTCGACAGGCTTGCGACGCTCATGCACGAAACTGCACGAGTTCCGGCAATCTCCACCGGAGATATGTCTGCGGTTTCGGCGCTGAGTTCCGGCAGAGCCTACGAAATCGCAATGACCCCATTAATGGAAGCGAATAGAGAACGCGAGGCGATGGCTGTCGAACAAGAGAAAGACCTAATGGAAACGACTATCGCAATGCTGGCATATTATGGACACACAGAAGGACTCACCGACCGCAACGAACACGCAGAAGTACAGTCCCCGGACATGGCGAAGATACGGGAGCGGATGCTGAACCGCAGCGTGGAGTTCGCACCCGTCAGGCTCGCGAAAGACAAGATGGCGGAAGCACAAGTGCGCAGCGTACTCAGAGGCGCGGGGATTGAATCAGCAGAAGTGGCAATCAGGACGCTTCATCCAGACTGGAGTGACGATCAGATAATCAAGGAACTCGAGCGGGTCGGTGAAGACGAACCCGAAGCAGTGGACGCAAGTGCCGAGGAACGAATCAAAGCGGCACAAGAAAAACTAAAACAGATAGCGGAATAAATGCCGAGTAAAGCCAGTATTCGTAAAATGGTGCAGGAATATCTCGATACTTACTACGAAATCGGGAAGGCGGACCAGAAGGCGTTATTATCAATCGCGGACATTTACGACACCCGCTTTATAGATGAATTCATCCCGTGGCTGGAATCGCGGCTCACAATAGCGGGTGAAGTCTGGCAACTGACGGACAACTCAACCGATGTCATCGTAGAAGCGGGGCGACAGGTTGTAAAACTCGGAGCAGACTCGCTTATCAGGCTCGTATCAGACTGGAGCATTGAACACTTCCCCGAATATTGGATTAAAGGAATCGACCTCGTGAGACTGAATCAGAAGATACTCGGGGCTGACAGACTCGACAAACGCAAGATGAAAAAAGGCGAACCCGAGTATATCAGCACGGTTACTCGCTCAGAAATCTCCGCATGGCAGGACCACCTGCAACGCCACCGCCGACAGATAGAGCGTAATGTGCAGCAGGGGATGGCGAGAGGCTGGACGACTCAACGCTTCCTCGAAGTCTGCACCTGTCCCGACGGGCATATCATCGGATTTATGTACGGCAACGCCCGTCTATCGTGGCGCGAACATTTAAGACGATACGGCAAAAGCAGACCGCGAATAATGGCGCAGACGGTACTCGAGAGGCGGCTGGCTAAATGAGTTATGCAGTGATGATACAGATCATCGATGAACATACAAGCGGCGAGAACGTCGAGAATTACGGGAAGATTGAAGACTACGGCGAACTCTACGAGGAGGGCTTCGCTAAGGAGTTCTGCGACGGGCAGACTTCACCAACCCCGCCGAGATGGGCTGACGATAACATGGGATTACTGCACACACACAATCGCGAAACCGCGGAGTTTATAAGCAAACTACTCAGAGACGACGTGGCAAGGCGTGTCAGAAGTGAGGGGCTGAGGCTTGCGGTTCGACCCGAGTGGTTGGCGGCGTCGGGGAAAGTTGCTGTCACAAAAGTTGTCCAAGAGATACTCGATGAGTTCGGAGACGAGATATGAAGCAATATATAGACGCGGCTAAGAAGTGCATCACAGATACAGACTACTCGGTACTTTACACAGCAGTCGGTATAATCAAGTTGGCGCTCGAAAAAGGAAACTCTATTTTTATTTGTGGCAACGGCGGTTCTGCAGCAGACGCCCAACATTACGCAGCGGAACTCGTAGGCAGGTTCAGAATCGAACGCAAGGGAATACCCGCAATCGCACTGACTAACACGGCGAACATTACGGCGATAGCGAACGACTATAGTTACGACGACATCTTCTGCCGGCAACTCGAAGCACTATCAAAGGCAGGCGATGTCTTGGTGGCTATATCGACATCGGGTAAATCAAAGAATATATTAAACGCAATAACGAGGGCGAGTCGAATGAAGATGGCTGTGATTAGCTTCGGGAGAATGCCGGGGAATGTATCGTTTATTCCAGCGTCATCCGAAACCAGTCACATCCAAGAGGCATTCTTAATAGCGTGGCATACGATATGCGACGCAATTGAACAGGCGAGAAAGGAGTACTAATGGCAGACGAAGAGGTAGTTCAGCCCAGCGGGGAAGAACAGAGCGAGGCACCGGAGCCGAATCCGTGGGAGACAGCAGGATTCGAGGACGCAGACAGCATGGCGAAAGAGTTCGCTAAGTTGAAAGCCGACTTGAAGAAGTTGAAACCCAAAGCGAAATCCGCGAGTAGTCTCGAAAAGGAACTCGAGGCGTTACGAGCCGACAGCGAAGCCCGGAAACAGGCGGAGATGTCAGAACTCGAAATCGCACGGGACAGCCTATCGAAACAGCAGGCGGAAGCCGAGAAGTTGCAATCGACTATCGAAGCGATGAAACAGCAGGCAGTATACGAACGGGCTGTCAGTGCCGAACTCGTGGGGAAGTCGAAAGAGGAAGCAGACATCTTACGACAGATGTACGCTTCTGTAGCGACGGACGGATTCGAGGACGAGGAGAGCCTCAAAGAACTGTTCAAAACAGTCAACGATAAATGGAACGCTTACGTCGAAACAAGCGGGAAGCCGAAAGAATCCCGACCCGACGTGGGCGGAGGCAGCCGGTCGCAGTTCACGCATTCCGGTCAGAATAAGGACGGCAAGGCTCTCGCAGAAGAGTACAAGCGGACTGGTCTGGCAGGGATGTTTAAGAGGCGCGCCGGCATAGAATGAAAGGTCATTAACAATGGCAGGATATGAATTGAGCGACAGGTTTTCAACCGCTGGAAATGGTACAGTCCTTCTTCCGGAACTCTATCTTCCCGTAGTCGAGAACGAAATTCCGCTCTTCGCAAACTTCTGGGCTGGCTATACAGCACAGAACATTCAGGGCTTCGAGATATTCGGCCCGGGTCAGGGTATGTACTGGCACATGGCACTCGTCGAGGATGTCACCCCTACTTCAACAGCACTTTCGAGTGGCACCGCTATCACAACGACCGACGGCACGAACCTCAGTCAGATTTCGGGAACAATCTCGGAATACGGCGGTGGAGAATACATCGAGCAGTTCCAGAACTGGCTCTCGAATGTAGACACGCAGGCTGTATCAGGCGCGCAGTGGTTCAGGCACGCAATGTTGTCGCGAAACAAGATAATCGGCGATACGTACATGGGTTGCACCCAGTACTTCTTCAAGGACGATAACGGCGACTTCAATTACAACATCGGGTCAGGTGGCTCCAGCACCTACCTCGCACCTGCTGATGTCCGTGCTGCAAGAAGTAAGTTATTGCGACTTGGAATCCCTACCTTCGACGATGGACTTTATCGCTGGGTAGGACCTCCCGGCGCATTCGACGGACTCAAGGCTCAGTCAGAAGTCTACTCCAGCGCCGCCAGCCTCGGGCTTGGCGACCTCTACACTTCAGGCGAAGTCATGAAATTCGGTGGATTCGCATTCGTCGAAGAAGTCGGACCTAATACATCGACATCCTACGCAACCAACAGCACCGCAGGAACAGCACTTGGGGAGTCAGTGATAATCGGTAAGAACGCCGTCGCAGGTGGCGACTCTTTCGATAGTTCTGAACTCGTCCGCTATTATCCCGACACGGGCGACGACTTCGGTCGGCGTGGTAAAGTCGGCTGGCTTGCATACGCAGGCTACAAGATAGTCGCAGACGGTACTGCAAATGCAAGAGCAATCAAGGTTTACTCACAACACTCCTAAAACCTGATTAACTAACAACGGGCGGGGGCTTCGGCTCCCGCTCACAGAAAGGCGAGGATATGCACATCTGCACTGTTGTACACAACGAAGCGGACCGACTCCCGAAGTGGCTTGATCATCATGCACCATTAGCGGACATCATCATCATCGACCAGTCTTCAACCGACGGCACGGAGTTCCCCAACTCTATACAGGTTATTACAACCCCCGCGAGTGGGCTGGCAGACCCCGACTACAACCTACTGCAAGAACTAACAGACGACTGGGTTCTGCTGCTTGGGATTGATGAGTTTATTTCAGAAGAGCATTTACAAGTATTATTAGACGCTGCGAAACAATTCCCTACCATTAAATGTTTCATAATGCGAAGAATCGACTATGTGAACGACATCGACTGCAGCGACCTCAAAGCGAGTCAACTCGACCAGCCGGGTATCATCGGCTGCGACTGGCAGCCCCGATTCACGAAAGGCGCGGTCTGTAAGTATTCGGGTGTTCCTCATCAACATCCGTTAATTCAAACTCGCTGGGGGTATATAGACGGTAACTCGGCGTGGATTGAACATCGACGCGAATGGGATACTCTTCTCGCTGCTAACGAAAGCCGATATCACTTACTCGACGCAAACGGCATATCCGAACAGGCTAAGTTTCTCACAGCGCTCTCGGCAAAACTGGGGGTGGAGTATGACGCGTAAAAAGAAGCATATCAAACGATTCCTACTCGTCAGATATGGCGGACTCGGCGACGCTATGTTTATGACAGCCGTCGCGAAAGAACTTCACAGCAGAGGCTACCTCGTGGACATCGCCTGCCGTGCTGACGGAGTTCCGCTTCTCGAAAACAACCCCGACATTAACAAGATATTCCCAACCCAACGATTCGGGATAATGCCACATATCTCAGGGAAACCCGTGAACCTCGTAAAGTTCGGTGATGTCTGGATACCCGACATCGGGCTGTACGAACAGTATCCCTCGAGTATTCCCGGCAGAAACTTCAATGTCGCCGATTATTTTAGGGTCATCGAGAATTGCACGCTCCATCCCGAAATTGCGACGACTCAGCAGTCGGACTATATCAACACATACGACCAGCATCTGATATGGGCAGGCATCGACCCGAATCGAGTGGCGGACAAGTCGCCGCGGTATTACATCACAGACGACGAAAGACAATGGGCTGCGAAAGTCACGAATAACTGGGGGAAGTATGTACTGATACAGACATACGCGTCATCACCCGCTCGCAGTTACGTTCACGTAACCGACCTGATACAGGCGGCGGAAGAAGCCGGGTACACGGCGGTACATTGGGACGGCTACAAATGGATAGTCGACGGTTACCCGCTGGCGATGCCGAAGGGCATCAATAGTATGCGAGCAACAGCGGCACTCATCGAGACGGCTGACTTACTGATATCAGCAGACACTTGCGTCAGTCACATCGCGGAAGCCCTCGGCACGAAACACCTGACATTCTACACAACCGTGCCAGCGTGGACACGCAGCCAGTATTACAAGCACGAAATCACAATCGACACATCGAAGCCGGTGCTCGAAGATGGCCAGCCGTGTAAGTGCTGCGTAATCGGCAGGGACTGCCAGACGCGCCAAGAAGAAGCGAGAAAAAAGATGACGAAAAAAGAACAGCAACTATTGCGGCTCGTACCGCCGCACATTGCACAGCGGATGGGGCTGGGATGGCTTCCGCCGCTGGACTTGAAAGGCAAGCAACCCGAGGAGTTCTTCAAAGCTGCTTCGAGGCAGGGGCTGAAATCACAGGTTGACGCAGCCGCCACCAAATGGGAATCGCTGAGACAACTCCCCGCGTATTGTATCGACAGCCTCGACCTGAATAAAGAATTGAGGGGGGTGTTGTCATGAGAGTACACACAAACACTGTTGCCAACAAAGCACGAATCTATGTAATCGGCTTCAACTCACAGTCTCGAATCGACAAGGTTTTCGATACCATCCCGACAGAATACAACAGAATCCTGCTCGATAACGGCGACACGAAACTCACCGCACCCGATGGTGTCGAATATCATCGAATCGTCGAGACTTCTGGATTATTTACAGAGGCTTTACGACATTGTATACTGGACAATATGGATCATAATGCGATACCTATTGTATTAAACGATGACCTGATTCTCGAACCCGGCTGTATCGAAAACCTACTTGTAGAAATCGAAGCAGGTGCTGGGATCGCCGTACCGATGCAGGTCTCTATGAAGAATCCCGGGCTGGTGATATACGGCGGGTCGGGTGCAGCGTATCCCGCAGGTATGCACATCCGGGGCAACAGAGATGACAGACGCGTCAAGCATCGAAAGGTTGAGAGGTGGAGTACATTCTGTGCGGTTGCAATCAACCCCGAACTCGTAAAAGAAATCGGGCTACCTGATAAGAACCTCGCGATGTGGTTCAGCGACTCCGACTATTGTATTCGTGCCAGACTCGCGGGATACACTTGCGTCTATCAGCCGAAAGCAGTTGTACAACACGAAGACCATGCGGCTACCGAGGAGCGAGATGTCGAGTGGAGGCGAGTAAGGTTCACGCAAGACAGGACTATATTTGCGAGAAAATGGGGCGGGTATGAATTACAATGTTTGAGTCGCTGACTAAATATAAACGTATTTACGTAACGGGTCCGCAGAGGTCGGGAACGCGGATATGCACAAAGATGATTGCACTTGATACCGAATATCGCTATATTGATGAGAAAGAAATCAACATAGACGACATCTCGAAAATCCCAGATATAAACGGAATTGTGGTACATTGCCCCGCTCTTCTTCATAAATGCGTGCAGCTTGCGGATGAAGACAGCCTGATCGTCGTTATGATTCGTGATGTCGATGACATCATCGCAAGCCAGAAGCGTATCGGATGGGGCTGTGAAGAATTAGAATTAGAGAATTATCACGAGAAAGGGAGGGTGTCCGAGGTTAAATATAGGTACTGGAATATCGAGAAACTGCTAATCCCGAATTACTTAGAAGTAGAATACGAATCTCTTAAAGGACATGAAATGTGGGTAGACAAACCAGATCGCAAAAACTTCGCATTCAACCAGACATCTTGACGAACCCGATGACAATGCTATATTCAATCAGGCGAGAGAATCGAGAAACTTATGCCTGACTACTGCGGGACTGCTGACTGCATAAACCTCTTCGAAGACTTCTCCGCAGTGGCATCCGGAACTGTTGCGACGAATCTTATTACAGAAGCAAGTGGCTGGCTTACAGCCGAAATCAACAACTTCCACGATGGTGTCATCCCGACATCTGGGACCACTTACTCATATTACATCACCCGAGCCGCGGCTCTCGAAACCATATATCTCGCAATCGACAGACGAAAAGCCGACCAATACGAAGATGTTGAGCCGTGGTGGCAGAAGTACCACGATCGGTCTATGGAGATAATCGACAGACTTCGGGACGGCGAGATTACTCTCGCAGCGGACACCAGTCCGTGGGAACGCGGGATCGGACCTGCCGAGCCAATCGCGAACGGGACTGTCTCAGCACCTACCGAAGGGATGTGCGAATCCAACTGGGCTATAGCAGACCAGTGGTACACAGGCGACACAATGCCGAGAACATTCGTAATCGAGATAGACGGGACGGGCTCGCGAATAGAACAGCAGACTTATAAGTGGCGTTACGAATATGGCTCACAATGGGAGGATGAAGAAGTCGGGTTGGATTGGGGCTGGAATCAACTCGCATACGGCGTATATATCCGATTCGTGGACATCGACGAATTCGAGCCTGAACAACGCTGGGAGATTGACTGTCAACCTCGCAATCGCAGGGCTAACAAGGCGAACTCGATGCGTACTTATTACATGAGCAGGGGATGATGAGCGTACAATACATATCAGCCCGCGACATCGACAAGGACATCCGCCGACAGATGACGGCGATGTCAGATATTCACCGAAAGAAGTTTATGCGTCATGTAATCGGAAACGCTATGTATCTAATAGTGCAGGTGCGATTTCTAACGGGTAAAGGTCCCGACAGGGAACTCTGGAAGTCTTCCGCAGCGGAGACAAAATTTGGTGGCAAATTCGCAGCGAGTTATAAAAAACGACCGTCGGGAAGAGCCGTCACATCTTCGAGTTTACGACTATCAGATACAGGCGAACTCCGTGACGCATTCCGCGTTTTGCAGTATAGTGCAAATCACGTTGAAGTCGGCCCGACGACAAGGGCGAAAGGTGGAGTCGCGAAGAAGATTGCGGAGCGCGCTGAAACTGATTGGAAAAACCACATCGTCGGCTGGGATAGGGGCGCAATAAAAATTATGGATATGGAAATCGAGAAGGGTCTCGACCTCGTGGCGCGGGGTATTAGCATAGATAAAACTCCGAAGCCGACACAGGCACAGATTCGGAGTAAAATGCAATGAGTTGGACGTATACGGTTCTTGAGAAGATTCAGACAGAATTAGACAGTCTCGACCCCGCACCGGATGTCATCGCAATCGTACCGAAGGGACAGGAATCGATGTCGCCGACGGCGGCTTCCACATACTGGATTACGCTATCTCCCGATGGGGATGTCACCAGCCCCGAGCCGGGTGCTTCGTATCTTGTCGAGCACACCGTAAATATCGGGGTATGGATAAAATCAAACGCAAAGGCAGCAGATATAGTAGACGAACTTTCAAACAAGATAGCAGATGTACGCGACTTACTGAGGTATAACACACTCGCAGGCTGGGCGCGGACAGAGATATACGGCGATTCATTAACAGGGGGCGATTATACAGATGGCGAAGATTCCGATTCTGTGTACGGCTACCTATTCACGGCGGTTGTCACCCGTCAGTACACTTAAAGGAGTGTTAATATGAGCGTAACTCACAGCGGTCACGAGACTTGGCTGAGATTCGCCAGACAGGCGGGTCTCGGCACGGTCGGTTCAACTTGGAATCTCTGGGATACAGGGGAAGCCGATTCATTAGTATTCGGCGAAACGCCTGACGAAAGAGCGACGTTATACGGCGCTCGCGGAAAACGCAGGTACACAACTCGCAGGGGGCTGTATCTCCCCGGCGGCGGGCTTCCCGCATACCCAGTTAATCAGGGGACGACATCACCCGAATTCGACGCAATCCTCGTCAACTTCTGGCAAGGCTCGGCAGTATCAGCAGACGGCGCTTCGTACAATCACACTTTCACCGCCACCGCTCAGCAAGACCCAGCGAATTGGGAATACTTGACTTTCCAAAAAGATACAGCAATCACCGGCTCAGGCGAACAGTATCTCGACTGCCTGACTGATTCAATTTCGATTGATTGGGAAGCGGCTGGGAAGATGACTATAACGCCAACCATTAAGGCACTCACGGCTTCGCAGACGACAGTCACGGGGACTGGCGACCCGATAACAGCGGGCTTCGTGGTGTCCCCAAATCTGGTATTCACTTGGAATGGGAATACAATAACACCGCAGTCGTTTAATCTGACGCTGAACAACACAATCCCCGATGTGCAGGGCCCTTCCTCGCGCGGTCGACAGAAGATGTTTGTCGGTGACTTCACGGGTGAGTTTAGTCTCGGATTATGGCGTGACGATTCTACAGCCGATTACTTCAGGGCTCCATACGGCAGCGCAGACCCGACTGGGACTCTCGTTGTAACTTGGGATATAGACAGCACTTATGGGCTATTGGCAAACGGAGATGCGCCCTCGGGAACGATTACAGCGTATTGCGCACCGAACTGGCTGGACATGGCTTCACAGGCTGGCGACCTCATCGAGTCTGTAAGCGGACAGATACTTCACGATACTTCAATGAGTATAACTTCGGATTCTGCTACGATATAATCGAGTAGTTGAAACCCTCGCCGTCAACTATTCGCGGGGTGCTGGCAGGGGCCAGCGCCTCGTCAATCGGCGGGGAAAGGCGAGTGAGATGCTAAAGACGATCAACCCTAATAACGAATGGGAATTCGTTATAGATGACGAAACGAGGTTCACGTTGAAGCCGTTTGCGGGCGCATTAACGAGCGGAGATATGGACCACGAGTATTTCAAGAAGTGCATAGTTGAAGCAACGGGATTTGTATACGCAGGCAAAGAGATTCGGCACTGGAAGAAGACGACAGGGCAGGCTACGTACATGAACAATAAACAGGCGTACATCGGTATGATTCCGTGGTCTGATATACTACCCCCGAAAGTGGCTTCTGATTTACTGCTTGACATAATCAAGCACTCGACGCTTGAGGATGGTGAGCGAAAAAACTCGCAGTGACCGCTTGGTTGGCGGTCACCGCAGACAGATGGGACTGCTCGAAATGTCCGAGAGGGTACAACTACAAATGCCCGAAGAAACACGACATCGACACAGACGAAATCTGGGAAACACTCGAAGCGGAAGAACGCCAGACGATTCCGTTGATATTCCTACTCGATCAGATGTCGATATGTCCGCGATGTCTAATGGACCCGTGGAGTTCGTATATCTGGCAGGCGTTTCAATGGCAGGACTCAGGCGGCGACCTCGGCGTATCATTCGCAGATGCGCCAGTCTGGCTTCGGGAAGCATTCGGGATTCTGGCAGTCGAACGAAATCAGGCGATGAAACTACAACGCGAAAGCGAGCGTAAATAATGGCAGGCGCAATCGAGAAGATAGTCAACTACAGATTCCAGATGCACGGCGCAAGACAGATGGGGGTATCGCTTCGCGGACTCGCAACCGCAGGCGCGGCAGTTGGCGCTGCGCTTGTCGCGGCAGGTGCCGCGTTTTACACTCTCGTCAATCGAGTGACATCCGCCGCTGCTGAAATCGAGGATATGTCCCGTGCCACAGGCGTGGCGGCATCCGAACTCGCAGCGCTTGGTTACGTACTC